GGGAGAGGCGGGGGGGGGGGGGGCTGAAGGCGGTGCTTCTTATGCAGTCCGCATCAGGGGGGGGCTGTGACGGAGGAGGAAAAGGCGCGTTAGTGCAGACGGAGAAAAGCGGAACGCTGGGTACGGGGAACGATCAGACGATTTTCTGTCTGCAAGGCAACGGCATTGACCGCGCCGATACAGCCGGATGCAACGGCAAGGGCTGGAAAACGGACGAGAGCTACACGCTGAACACAATAGACCGCCATGCGGTGTGCGCGGAGGTTGCGTGCATGAATCCTTGGGATGCACAGAGCGCAAGGGTGTACGATCAGGATGGCGCATGGCACAGTTTGAACGCCAACGAGAACGGCGGCATGGCACGGGACAGCGTATTGTGCGCCGGGTTTAAGCTGGGCAACAGCGAAAAGGCGCACAGCATCGGATACGAGGAAGAAACATCCCCCACGCTGAACGCGGAGTGCGGCGGGAATAAGCCCGCAGTGGTGGCGCTGGACATGACACACGCTTGTGACGTCATCCGCGAGTGTGGGGAGCAGGCACCCAGTTTGCAGGCGCGAATGGGCACGGGCGGAAACCAAGTGCCGCTGACATACCAGATGAATGGGTTTGGAGATTACCGCGCCGCCGAGGTTGCAAGCAGTTGCAAGCAACGGGACTTTAAGGACAGCACAGACCTTGCCATCATAAACATGGTGGTGCGCCGCCTGACGCCGATGGAATGCGAACGGCTGCAAGGTTTCCCTGACGGATGGACGGATATTGGAGATTGGATTAAAACAGATAAACGCGGGCGCGAAATAAAAGTGAAAGGAAGTGCGGACAGCCCACGGTACAAGGCATTGGGCAACTCCATCGCCCTGCCCTTCTGGGACTGGATGCTGCGGCGCATGGCGCGGTATCTGCCGGAGGGGGCAACGCTTGGGAGTTTGTTCGATGGAATCGGAGGGTTTCCGCTGATTTTTGAACGCATACACGGTAAAGGCACGGCGCGGTGGGCAAGCGAGATCGAGCCGTTTCCCATCGCCGTGACGAAAAAATGGTTTGGGGAGGAATGACATGACAAACGACGCTTTGTTTTCCAGTGATAAGAATTTCTGGGAAACACCGCAAAGGCTCTTTGATGAGCTGGACGCGGAGTTCCATTTCACGCTGGACGTCGCATCCAGTGACGAAAACCACAAGTGTGCGCGGTATTTCACGCAAAACGATGATGGTTTGCGGAAAAATTGGGGGGGCGAAACAGTGTTTTGTAACCCGCCCTACGGAAGCAAGGAAACCGGGCTGTGGACGGAGAAGTGTTACCGCGAAGGACAGAAACCAGGGACAACGGTGGTGCTGTTGATTCCGGCGCGGACTGACCGTGCCAGTTTTCACGACTACATTCTGGGCAAGGCGGAGATCCGATTCCTGCGCGGTCGGCTGAAATTCGAGATGGACGGAAAGCCGATGGGAACGGCACCGTTTCCCAGCATGATTGCCATTTGGCGAGGAGGAATGACATGACAAGAGATGAGATCGTGACCGCGCTGCGGTGCTGTGCAAACCACACGGCTTGCAATTCGTGCGAACTCAGGAATACAGGAGAGTGCCTGAGGATTATGCCTGCCGCCGCTGACCTGATCGAGAACAAGCAGCGGCACATCGATGCACTGATGAAAGCCAACGACAGCCTGAAGGACGCCATTGCACGGCGGGATAAGCAGATAGAGGACATGAAGCAGGGCATGGCACAGCTGGCAAAGGCTGTGGCGGTGAAGGAGGAGGCGGAGTGATGGAACGACTGACAGAGCGACTTAGAACTGGTGAGGTTCTTATGGCGTCAGATTACGAGGAGAAATACACGGAACAAGAGTGGATCAGTGTGCTGCAAGACCGCCTCGCCGCCTACGAGGAAACGGGGCTGACGCCGGGAGACATCAAGGAATTGCTTGACATGGCTGTGTCGAAAACAAACAAGGTTTTGCGGCTTGAAGAAGAACTGCACGCCATGAAAAACGAGCTTTGCCAATACTGCGGTAAGTACAAACAAGCACATGAGGGCGCCTGTGACGGGTGCAAATGGAGGGAAGTGTGATGACCAAGGTCTTTTGCGATATTTGCAAAAAGGAAATTGAATGCGACAGCGAAGCCAGCGAGTACAAGATAAAGCGGCTTACACACAGCTTCCACGAAAGCTGGTGGGTACGTCTGACGGTGCATAAGGACTGCTGGAGAGAACTGTGCAAGAGCATTGCGGAAAAGGAGAAGAAGTAAATGGATGCTGTGAAGTTTGTCGAGGAGCGGAACAGAATGTGCGGCACCATGAGTGAGGTGTGGGGCGTTGATGCGGCGAAAATTGTGAAGAACACCGAGGAATGGTCTGCCGCACACCCGCGCAAGACACGGCAGAGCGTGTTTCTGGAGCAGTACCCGGAGGCGGAGCTGATTAAAGACGGTGTCATATCGATATGTCCGATGTCAGTCTCCGCCGCTTACAGAAACAAAACTGGTGGCTGCGCCTCCCCAACACGCCCGCGATGCGCGGACTGCATCCGAGACTTCTGGATGCAGGAGGTGGAGTGATGGAGCGACTGACAAAACGCGATACCGATGGACAGGCAATGATGGACT